GGTTTCGCCAATCAAGGCATGCAAACGCCTACGATGGATTGGGAAGGTATTGATGGGTCAGCACAGTTTATCGCTCCCCAACGTCTGCGTGACGTTGTCGGTAAGTTAAAAACTAGTCAATCACAGAATATTTATGATGCTGACTTCGAGTATGGAGTTCAGCCTCTTCGTTGGGAAAACGTAATTCAAAACGTATCTGGACAAGCTTATATAGTTCAGAACCCAGGTCTTGGTGGCGTGTCTATGAACATTGGTGGTGGTAACACCCCAGGTGATATTACGATTCGTCAAAGCCGTCCTTATCACAGATATCAGCCAGGTAAGACTTTTTACATGGCATCTAACGTAAACTTTGGTGCTTCTGTAACTGGACAGTATCAACGTGTTGGTATCTTTGATGATTCCAACGGTATTTTCTTCATGCAGTATGGCGCGACATCTGCGTCTAACCCATATGCAATGTACGTTGTAATTCGTTCTGACTCTGGGGGTTTACCCGTAGATACAGTATTTGATGCGTCTGTATGGAACGGAAACAAACAAATTCGTGATGCTTTGGACTGGACTAAAGTTCAAATGATCTGGATGGAGTACGCATGGTACGGTGCAGGAGCTTTGCGTTGGGGCGTGGTTCTCAATGGTGAGCCTTACATCCTTCATCAAGTAGGTGCAGGTAACGGTGCTTATACAGGTAACTCACAAACCACTCCTTGGAGCCGTACAGGTAACCTGCCAGTTCGCTATGAACAAAGAGATACAGGTAGCACAACATCTTCATTGATGACCCACTACGGTGTGTCTGTATTGATCGAAGGTTCAATTGATAAACAGCGTGGATTTACCTATTCATATGGTAATGACGCTAAGACTCAAAACCGTGCTCCTTCATCTGCAATTACACGCTACCCTGCGATGTCATTCCGTATGAGAGCTGTTGGTTCTGATATTTTTGATCAGACTAACGCTGCTTGTACTGGTGGTTCTGCACAAACTTTGACAATCAGTGCGGCTACTCCTGCTATTTCTAGTGTGGTTGGTCAGCCTAATAGCGGTCAAGCTTTGGTTACATTTGCATCTGCTCATGGCTATGCAGTAACTAACACAGCTAACGCTAACAGTCCTGCTCAGTATGTAACTCTCAGCTCATTCACTGAAGTAGGCGTAGCATCAGCGTATAGTGCATCCGGTACAAATTTAACTGTTACCACTGTAGCATCTGGGGCGTTCCAATCTGGTATGACAATTACAGGTACGGGGACAACTTCTGGAACAACTATTGTGAGTCAGTTGGCTGCATTTACTACATCTACTGCTACTGGCACATATTCAAGTGGTGGAGCGCCTGGTACTAATACAATCACTTTTACAGGTACTGTAACAACTGGTACGGCCGCAATTCTTGTTGGAGTTGGAGTTCCTCCGGGTACAATAGTTACAGCTGGAAGCGGTACTACAACACTTACTTTAAGTAATAATTTAACTGCACAAGCATCCGGAACATATACTGCTTATAGTAATAACGGAAACCCAACATATTCAAGCGGAGCTGCTATAGGTTCAAGTGTTTTTGTTGCTGGAGCATTAAATAGTGCGGCAGTTGGACAATTAATTTCTGGGCCTGGATTGCCAAATAATACTTTTATTACTGCTGTAAATGGAAATACTATTACAGTAAATAAAGCATTTACTGCCACTCCAACTGTAGGCGCATACTTTAATGCAACCGTTCCCGGCGGAAATGGGACATATCAACTCAGTGCTACACAAGGTTCGTTGTCAGGTAATATTACTGGAACCACAACATACCCAGCTCAAACTTGGTTGATCCAAAACGTACCAACAACATCTACCATGATCCTGCCAATCCAATTGGTAAATGGTGCAACACTCACATCTACGCCTACAGCTACATACTGGGGTGCAAATCAGTGGGTTGGTAAGTTTGTGTACTACCAGGCTAGTTTGCCATCAATCAGCGCTATCTCTAACCCAGCTAGTTCAACGATTGCAGGTCTAACACAGTATTCATCTACCATTACATTTAGCTCTGCTCACGGGTTAAAACAAGGTGATGTAATTATCATTAGCGGTGCAACTCCATCTGGAATGAATGGTACTTTCTCAGTCAGCATTCCTACTACTAACCCAACAACTACAGTTACTGTGGTATGGGGTAACGTAACTCCTGGAAACTATAGCTCTGGCGCATCAGCAGTATCTCCATATACAGGACGTATCACATCCAATACAACAAGTGCAATTACATTTGGTGATGTGGTTACAGGATTACCTTTAGGTAATGCCCCTGCTTCTGGAAACAGCTATCAGATTGGTTTGATTGATCGTGGTCAATTATTGCCGCAGACTCTGCTGTTAAATTCTTCACAAACTTGTTTGGTTGAATTGATTGCATCTACACCTACAAACCAGGTATCTTTGACAGGCGCAAGCTTTACTCCTTTGAACCAATTGGGATCTTATAACTCATTTGCGGAACAGGATTTAAGCTCTGTGGCAATGTCTGGTGGTGAGGTTGTGTACGCATTCTCTACACCTCCTAACGGTTTGCAACAGCTTGATTTGACAAACTTCTTCCCCGTATTGACTAACGTCAGGGGTAACGTAGCAGATATTTTGACGGTTGCGGTTACTTGCGCTAACAGTAGCGGTGTTACACTTCAAGTTAACGTGGTTTGTCAAGAGGCAATGGCATAATATGGCAAAGAGTCCAGCATGGCAGAGAAAAGAAGGCAAAAACCCCAATGGGGGTCTGAACGCGAAGGGTCGCGCTTCCGCGAAGAAAGAAGGGCACAACTTGAAACCGCCGCAACCAGAAGGCGGATCAAGGAAAGATTCTTTTTGCGCGAGGATGACTGGGATGAAGAAAAAACTTACCTCAGAAAAGACCGCAAAAGACCCGAATAGTCGGATTAACAAATCACTCAGAGCTTGGAAATGCTGATGGACTCAAATGTAATGATGCTCTGGAATGCTGTATTGTCAGTTTTACTGGCAATCATAGGTTTCCTGCTTAAAGAAAAGTTTGATGAACTTAAACGTCTTGACATTTTGTTAAATAAAACTCGTGAGGAGAATGCTCGTGACTACATCACCCAAGCAGAACTTAATCGCCTTAGCGACCACATTGACCAACGCCTTAACAAGCTTGAAGCAAAAATTGATCAACTTATTCAACAGAAAGCAATAAATGCCTAGTACGAGTAAGAAACAACATAATCTTATGGAAGCGGTGGCTCATAATCCAGCGTTTGCCAAAAAGGTAGGTATCCCGCAATCTGTGGGAAAAGACTTTAGCAGTGCCGATAAAGGCAAAAAATTCTCAAAAGGTGGTGATACTATGGCAATGGACCCAAAAAAGATGGCTGCTATGGCAGCTATGAAGAAAGCTCAAATGGCTCAACCTGCACCTGCTATGGGCGGTATGGGCGGAATGAAAAAAGGCGGAGCAACCAAGAAGATGGCTGCTGGTGGTAAAGCCGAAACAATGGGCCCACGTACCATGAAAGAGGACGTAGAAAAGGGTTCAAACAAGGATAAAAAATTTGGTGAGCACGGCATTCAAAAGCGCGGACACACCAAAGATATCGAAGAGAAAATGAAGGGTTCTACCACAGGCATGAAAAAAGGTGGCATGACCAAGAAGTACGCTAAAGGCGGAACAATCATTGGCGAAACACAAGGTTCAGAAGGCCTGAAAAAAGGTAACAAAGGTTTTGGTCAGCATGCTATCCAGCAAAAGGGCATGACCAAAGGCAGATACATGTAAGGAATAGACATGAAAAAAACTAGACGTTACGCAGAAGGCGATGAGATAGAAGACGAAAGCGACCGTGGTTCTATGACTGCGGATCAGCAAGCTAACTCTGACGCTACTAATGCCGCTGCAAAACCCGCAGCTTCTAAACCCGCTATTGTTACTAAAGAACAATTAGCCGCTTCTCCTTATGATAATCTTCGTGATTATTTAAATGCTCAGCAAAATTTAAAGCGTAGAGACGGAAGTGCTCCTAGCAAATCAACCCCTAAAGTTGAAACTCCAGCTCCAAAAGCAGAATCAAAGCCTGCTCCAAAAGCAGAAGCCCCAACTCCTAAAGCAGAAGCAAAACCAGTTAAGAGAACTTCTACTAATCCTAATGTTCCTACACCAGAAGAAGCCGCTGCAAATAGAAAAGCAGCCGCTGAAAAAATTGGTAAGGTAGCTTCAAGTATTGGTAGTTATTTAAAGGATACTTTTACTCCTAGCGGTAGGATGGCAGTAGAGCAAAGAAGAGAGGCTAACAAAGCAACTTCTGATAACTATAAGTCTAGAGCTCCAGGGGCTAAAAAGGGTGGCATGGCGTCTTCTCGTGGAGATGGCATTGCTCAAAAAGGTAGAACCAAAGGTACATTTAGATAAGGAAATATTATGAAGCAAGGTATGGATCATCCCCCACTCATGAAAGAGTCAAGCCCACCACATACACACAATGTGCATATGATGGAAAATTTGGAAGAAGGTGACCACAAGCACCACCACAAAGTTTATGGCGATCACGCTGCTGGACACAAGAAGTTTCATGAGCATGTTAAGTCTATGTGTGGCGGCGGAATGGCTCACGGTAAGAAATGAGATCAAGTCGCGGGATGGGGGCAATAGCTCCCTCTAAAATGCCTAAGCCTAAAACGGTTGTTCGTAAGGACAATCCGAATGATGTCGAGGTATATAAACGCGGCGGTAAGATCAAGAAGTATGATGAGGGTAATGTCGTAATTGGTGACCCACTACTTCAAATAAGAGACGAAAATGCTGTAGCAAGTCAACTGACTGAGGGCAGTAAGAAAGGCGGGAAGATTGGTCTTTATGCCAATATCCATGCTAAACAGGAACGAATAAAACACGGTTCTGGCGAGCATATGAGAAAAGTTGGTAGCAAAGGCGCTCCCAGCAAAGAAGATTTTATTCAATCAGCCAAGACAAGGAAGAAAAAATGAGTTTAGTTAATCACATAGAAGAAAATGCAGAGCACCTGTTTAAACTAGTCAAGCACATGATGGCTGTTGAACAAAATATGTATGGCGTCGTACATGAGGCTACACAGAAATTGCATGACGCATTTGAAGCACATATTAATCCTGTTATGCCTGCGCCTAATCCTGAAGAACCAATAACTCTTGAAGTTGCAGAGCCTGCACCTGTAGTTGAAGCTCCTCAAACAGTTGCACAAGAGCAGTCTGCTTCTAATAAAGCTAACTAATAATGGCCTACACTTCCGGTACTGCATCGTTTACACCTGCTCTTTCTGAGTTAATAGAGGAGGCGTTTGAGCGTGCCGGAATTGAAGTTCGTACGGGCTATGAGTATCGTACAGCAACCAGGTCATTAAATTTACTAACAATTGAGTGGGCGAATCGTGGTATTAACCTTTGGACAATCCAAGAGGGCACGATTCTTTTAAATAGCAGTCAAGCTATATATCCACTCCCATCAGACACGATTGACTTACTTGACCATGTTGTCAGACAAAATAATGCAACAGCGAGTACACAGACTGATATCAACATCACGCGGATATCTGAATCTACCTACTCCACAATACCGAACAAACTCGCAAACGGTAGACCAATCCAGGTCTGGATTAACCGCCAGACAGCGCAAACAAACACAACCAGCATAACCGTAGCTAGTAATGTTTTAGCAACAGATACATCCATCGTGCTCAGTAGCGTAGTAGGGTTAACCACTACAGGGTTTATACAGTTAGACAGCGAAGTTATCAGCTACACCAACGTCATAGGGAATACCCTAACCAATTGTTGGAGAGGCCAAAACGGTACAACCGCAGCTACTCACAGTGCTGGGGCGGCTGTAATTCAATTGAATCTTCCCTGTATTAACGTATGGCCTACTCCAGATGCGGGCGGTAATTATTCATTCATCTACTGGCGCTTGCGTAGATTGCAGGATGCTGGTATTGGTGTAAACGTAGAAGATATCCCGTTCAGGCTTATTCCTTGTTTGGTAGCGGGTCTAGCTTATTACGTATACGTAAAGCAACCCAATATTGATCAGAACCGAATGATGATGCTTAAACAAGATTATGAACAACAGTGGCTCTTAGCGTCTCAAGAAGACAGGGACAAGGCTGCTGATCGTTACGTACCACGACAGCTATTCTATTGAGGTGCTTAAATGCCAACCAAATATGCTTCTGGTAAATATGCGATTGCCGAATGCGACAGATGTGGACAGCGCTATAAATTAAAGGAGCTTAAAAAAGAAGTCATCAAGACCAAGCTCTACTCGATTAAAGTTTGCCCAACTTGCTGGGACCCTGATCATCCGCAGCTTCAACTTGGTTTGTATCCTGTTAATGACCCACAATCGGTCATGGAACCAAGACGGGATAACAGCTACCAAGTATCAGGAAACAGCGGACTGCAGACATCGAACAGCGGGTCTACAAAAGACACAGGTGTAGGACTCCCAGAAGCAGGAAGTCGGATTATTCAATGGGGATGGAACCCTGTTGGCGGCTCACAAGCCAACGATGCCTACTTGACACCAAACAATTTAGTGTTGAAGGTTACGCTAGGTACAGTTACAATTGCCACTACTTAGGAGAAGATTATGGCTAAAAAAGAAATGGATAGTGATTTGGCTCAAGATAAAGCCATGATCAAAAAAGCTTTTAGAGAGCACGATAAACAAGAGCATCCTGGTAAACATACTAAGATTGTTCTTAAAAAAGGCGGTATGCCCATGAAGAAAATGGCTAAAGGCGGTTTAACCAATGGCGGCAATATGCAAACTATGGGTCGTAATCTAGCTAAAGTTGCCAATCAAGGGAGCAAAAAATAATGGCTAAGAATCCAACTCCTACAAAAAAAGATAGCCCAGCTATTCGTACTGGCAAGGGTAAGACTGATGGCCCTGCAGCTGAATACGCTCCTCCACATGACATGGACGGCACAAGGTTCGCTACTGATGCCATAGAGAAAAACCCTAATAATCCAGAGATTGGATTAAAAGTTCTTGTGCCAACTCGTGAAAACTGGACACCACTTAATGGTACTGTTTCTATTGGTAACAACAATGAAATTAAAACAAGTGGGCAAAAGATGCGTGGAGCTGGTGCTGCAGAGCGCGGTTTCATGTCTAGGGGACCAATGGCGTGACCTATACTGAACTTGTAACTGCGATACAGGGATACACAGAAAATCAGTTCCCTCCAGTTTATCTTGCCGATGGCACGACTGAGTCAAGCACGACCCAGATAAATCGTTTCATAGAGCAGGCTGAGCAACGCATTTACAACACGATTCAGTTCCCAAGTCTTCGCGCTAACTCCTATGGTACGACTACAGCAAGTAATGCGTACCTATCTTGCCCACTTGATTTCTTATCTGTATATTCCATCGCAATTATTCAGAACGCTACATTTACTAATGGGGTAGTTACAGGCGGCACATACACATATCTGCTTAACAAAGATGTTAACTTCATTAGGCAAGCCTATCCATCGGTAGGTTCAGCTTATAACAGCGCGCCTATTTACTATGCGCTTTTTGGCCCACAGTATGGCAATCCCAACGAATTATCTTTTATGCTTGGCCCAACTCCTGACCAGGCATATGCAGTAGAACTGCATTACTATTACTATCCGCCCACAATTATCCAAGGTGCTGTGACAGGTTTGACTATTACTGCAGGTGGTACAGGATATACAAACGGCACATATTATGACGTTACTTTAAATGGTGGTAACGGGAATTCTTGCATTGCTACATTTGTAGTATCAGGCGGTGCGGTAACTTCCGTTACTGTTACAAGTGGTGGAGCCCTATATTCTGTTGGGGATACATTGACTGCGCCCACAACAATTGGATCAAGCGGTATAAATTTTGCATGTACTGTTTCTACCGTATCTAATGCAACAGGTCATACATGGTTAGGCGATAGCTACGATAACGTACTTCTTTATGGCTGTTTGGTTGAGGCTTATACCTTCATGAAGGGCGAAGCGGATATTATTGCTTTGTATGAAACCAAATACAAAGAAGCCGTTGGTGAAGCTAAGCGTTTGGGCGATGCGCTAGAGAGACAAGACGCATACAGGTCTGGTCAGTACAGACAGGCGGTGACCTAATGGCTTTTACAGGAAATTGGACATGTGATTCGTTTAAGCAGGGCTTGCTTGATGGGACATTTAACTTTGGCTCAGGCACTACTCAGACGTATAACATTGCGCTTTATACAAATGCGGCGACACTTAATCAGTACACAACCGCATACACTTCTGCTGGTGAAGTAACTGGGACTGGGTATACAGCTGGTGGTCAAGCGTTGACTATTAATCAAGTACCTACAATAGATACTTCTAATGATGTGGTTTATTTATCATTTGCTAACGCTACATGGTATGGATCATTATCTGTAAGAGGGTGTTTGGTATATCTAAATAATGGTACAACTAACCCAGCTGTTTTTGTGCTTGATTTTGGTAATACAAAACAATCTGTTACTTCTTTCACGGTGCAGTTTCCAATTGCATCAAGCACTTCTGCAATTTTAAGATTGGGATAAATATGACTAACGAACTTTCAAACTTTGGCGATCACGCTGAAATAACTATGCAGGCCAACGCTAAGATTCCAGAAGGAATGGGCATTGAAGGTTGGTTCCATGTTGTCTGTCACGATAAAGATGGTAACTTTAAATGGGAAACAAAATCTCCTAATTTAGTGGTTGCTGTTGGTAAACAATTAATGCTTGATACTTTGATGAAAGGCTCTGCCTATTCAGTAACTGGGCCTTATCTTGGTTTAACAAATGCTACACTAACTCCAGCTGCAACAGATACTATGGCTAGTTTGAGTGGTAAAGAATTTACCAATTACACAGTTAGTGGTTCCGCAGTGCGCGGTACAGCGGTATTCGCTTCATCTACAAGTACAGGTTCAACACCTTCTAACGTAACATCTTCCACAGCTACAGCTATTACCTACACAATTACAGGTGGCGGCGGTACAGTTTACGGATGTTTCTTGGTGCTGGGTACAGGAGCTGTAAGTACACAAAACTCAACTGCAGGTACTTTGTATTCTGAAAGTAATTTTAGTGTATCTAAAGGAACAACAGCAGGCGATACAGTTTCTGTGACATATAGTACGACCGCTACTTCTTAAGGGGGTTTAAATGGCTCTTCAATTTGCTGATAGAGTCTTTGTAACCAGCTCAACGTACACAACAAGTAGTTTTACTCTTGGGTCTGCAGTTACTGGCTATCAAAGCTTTACCGCTTTAACTAGCGGTAATACAACTTATTATGGCGCTACAGATCTTTCGGGTAATTGGGAAGTAGGGCTTGGCACTTACACTACAGGTTCGCTTGCTCGTACGACAATAATTGCATCTTCTAATTCAGGTTCAGTTGTTTCATTTAGTGGAACAGTTAATGTATTTGTTACATATCCTGCTGAATATGCGGTCTACCAAAATATGCCAAGCATTCAGTTTGGTTCGTTAGGTGTTGGTACAGCCGCTTCTGGTACATCAGGAGAGATTCGCGCAACCAATAACGTCACCGCTTATTATTCTTCTGATGCTACACTTAAAGAAAATATTCAAGACGTACCTAACGCACTAGAAATAGTAATGGCTATTGGTAGCAAAACATTTGATTGGACCGATGCTTATATTAATAAAGCGGGTGGTGAAGACGGCTATTTTGTGCGTAAATCGGATTTTGGTGTAGTTGCTCAAGACGTACAAAAAGTTTTTCCGACCGCCGTTAGAACTCGCTCAGATGGAACATTAGCAGTAGACTATGATAAATTGGCTACGCTATCATTTGGGGCGATTACGGAATTACTAAAACGCATTGAAATTTTGGAGAATAAAATATGTCAACAATAGTAGGTAATGGAACAATAACATTCGGGGATAGTACCACCCAGTCTACAGCTCTACCTTCTCCTGGTACTTCCGCTAACATACTAACATCTAATGGCACTGCTTGGGTGTCTCAAGCTCCTGCCGCATCAGGATTTCCTGGCGTACTTGCGCAAGTATTTACATCTTCAGGAACATTTACTATACCCGCCAATGCAACAGCATTAAAAGTAACGGTACTTGGAGGTGGTGGGGGTGGCAATGGTTTAACCTGTAATACTTGTGGCGTTCTTGTTCCAGGGAGTTCTGGAGGGTCTTCTTCTGTTGCATCTGGTACTCAAACAATTACGACTATCTCTGCATCTGGTGGTGGTGGCGCTACTGGTGGCGGTGCAGGTGGTAATGGTGGCTCAGGAAGCGGAGGAGATTTGAGTTTTAGAGGCTCCTATGGTGGCGGTGCTGCTGCAGGTGGTGCAGGTGGATCATATTTTGCAGGGGGCGTAGGTATTGCAGTTGGAATTAATGGCGGTTATGGAGGTGGAGGCTCAGGTAAAATTAGTAGTGGAGGTGGTGGAGGTTGTGCAATTAAATATTTAACAGGTCTTACTCCAGGAAATACTTTAACTGTAACAATTGGTTCGGGGGGAAGTGGAGGAAGTGGAGCTGCATTTACAGGAGCCGCAGGTGGTTCTGGTGTAGTTGTTATTGAATGGTAATAGGGGCAATAAATGACAATACAAGCATATTTAATCATTGAAAACAATGTAGTAACTAATAAAGTAGTTTGGGATGGTGAAACAGATTGGACTCCTCCTGCGGGATCTATTCAACTTCCACAGGCCACAACACCTGCTATGCTTTGGGAGATAAATAATAGTGCTTATGTTTTGACTGAAGTTGTTGGCGCAGGAGATATTGGATTTACATGGAATGGTACAGTTTTAACGACCAATGAGCCACAGCCAGTATTCCCACCTGCATCCGCACAACCTAAAACAACTGGGACACAGCAAGCATAATGGTACAAGGAATAAGCCCACAACATGTTTTTACCTATGAAAGCGCACAACTTAATGTGTTTCATGCTAACAAAGGTGAAGGATTAATTCGTCATGCGCATCCGTATGCACACGCAACCATTTGCCACAATGGGTCTTGTTTGGTAAGCTTAGAAGGCCGTAGTTATACGATAGATAAGAACTCTAAGCCACTAAATTTACCAGAAGGTGAATGGCATGAAATTGAAGCATTAGAAGACAATACTGTATTTGTAAACGTATTTGCTGAAGGAAAATATTAATGCTGTACGGCGCGTCCCCTTTTGCACAAATATCTTTTGTGGATATTGCTTCAAATATCTATCCTCTGTCTACAACAGAGAATTTGGGGAGCGCTGACTCTCAAGTATTTGCAGCGGGGTATGCGTCAACTGCAACAGAAAATATTGGGGCTGCGGATTCTAGTACACAAATTACTAATTACGGTATATTTATTACTGAAGTAACAACATCTAACGATACAAATGCTGAAATTGATGTTTTTTATTTTGGAATTGTAGAAGGCATTATTCAAGCCGATTCTAATTTGGCTGGTCGTGTATATACTTATTCTGTAACAGAAAATATGGGCGCAATAGATACCCCAACTGGCGGATTTATTTCGTTCAATATTGTTACAGAAAATGTAGGCTCTGCTTCAAGCGCATCAACTCAAACAAATTATGGTGTACCAATAACAGAAGCAACTAACATTACAGATACGCCCGTAATTTATGCGCAATTTAAAACGGCAGTAACAGAGATACTTAGCGTTGCTGAGTTTCAAGGCGAATCATACTGGATAAAAATAAATGATTCACAGTCTGTAACATGGACACAAATAAATGATTCACAGTCTATAACATGGACTAAAGTAAATAACAGCCAATAAGGACAAAAAATGTCAAGTACCTACTCAACAGACTTACGCATTCAACTTATGGGGGCAGGAGACCAAGCTGGTACTTGGGGTGCAACCACAAATAATAATTTCCAATATATTTTTGAACAAGCTATTGCTGGACTACAAACTGTATCTGTAACAACTACACCGCAAGCTCTTACTTATTTAAATGGGGCGACTTCTACACTTGCTAATAACCAAGCTATTTGCGCAGTTCTTATATTTACAAATGGCGGAGTAAATGCTAACTTCACTATTACTACTCCATCTAATTCACAAAAAACTTATATCATATACAACAATACTTCTTACATAGCAACTCTTCAAGTTACAGGTTCATCAGGTACGACTGTCTCTATTGCTGCTGGAGCTACAGTAACTGTATTTACAGATGGTACTAATTTCTTCGCTGCTAATACTGGTACAGCTGGTAATTTTACTGCTACTGGGACAATTAGCGGTGCTTCTTTTACTGGAGCGGGTACGGGGTTAACAGGTACAGCATCAGCTTTAAATATTGGCGGTAACGCAACAACCGCAACAACGTCAACAAAAATTTCAAACTCAGGAGGTTGGACAGTTCAGACTGGCGGTACGCCAACAGTGCTTGAATTTAGCTATAACGGAACAGTTGTAGCATCACTTGATTCAAGTGGAAATTGGATTTCTCTTGCTAAAGTAACATCTTATGGTACTCCTGCTTAAGGTGACGTAAATTGAATTTTTACTTCTTTTCCAAGCTGCCAATGCCGCATTCACTGGGGTCAAAGAGTTATGCGCTATGTATAACGAAGGGCGGGCTTTGGTTAATGAGGTCAGCAAGACGGTTGGAGAAGTCAAAAAGATAACCAAAGAGGTTAAGGGAGTTTGGGGTTGGATATCAAAGTTATTTGCCGAGCCAGAAAAGAAAGAACTTGAGGACATAAGGCCAGTCAAAGAGGTAAAGACAAAAGCAACGTTTGATGAGAAGGCTATCTACGCCGAGATTGGAGATAAGTTAGTATCGTTCTTTAAGAACTACAAAGCTTGTGCAGATGCGATCAGGACAGAGGAAGAACGGATAGAGAAGATTTATGACCCTGACGGTGAGACTTATGAGAGGTCAATAAGGCTTGTGATTGCCAAAACTCAGTTAGACCAGATGGGCCAAGAGTTAACAGACTATATGATTTATCATGTACCTGCAGAACTTAAAGATCTTTACTCTCGGGTTAATGAGATGATTGGGACGGTAAAAGTCAAGCAAGAGTTGGCAAGGAAGACGGAGTTAAGACGCAAGGCGCAGAGAGAGGCGCAAGCTAGGGAAGCAGCAGACAGAGCTTGGTTGATGGGTGCTTGCACAGTGGCTGTTATTTTTGTGTCAATATACATGGCAGGACTGATGTGGGCAATAAATCGAGTGAGTCATGGGGGTATGTAATAACGGTGATTATCTTGGCGCTTTTGTTTGTGCTGATATTGCCTGTTATTGGGCTTCTTTATATGGACATCCATCAGGAACGAATCTTAATTGCAAACGATCTTAAACGAATTGAAAAGCTTAAGAAGGAACTTGAGGCTCAGAAGGACAAATGAGAATATGCGCTTTATTGATTTTATTATTAGCGGGGTGCGAAGACCGCTACCGCTACCACTGCCAAGATCCTAAACATTGGAATGATGAAGATTGCAAACCACCTTACTGCGTTGCTACGCAAACTTGTCCCGAATACTTCAACAAGCCAGCAAATGCAAAAAACAACTGAGCAGTTGGACGCAGAAACCAAGCGCTTTGTTATCAGGGCGTTTAGCTTGGCTTTGGTATTTATAGTAATACTTTTTGGGTATAGTATTGTTTTTACTGAGCAGCCACTTTTTAATGAAGCCCCTGCCGACAAACAAATCTTTACAGTACTTACCCTAATAGGCGGGCAGTTGCTGACCATCCTAGCCAACTACATATCTAAAACTTCTACACCGCTAACCCCACCTACAATACCCACAACGACTTGCTCATCAATTAATAACCCAATTACACCCAAAACTTTTACCCCAACCACCTCACCCCATTTTGGTAACCCTAATGATAGGCCAGCACTATGAAAATTATTATTTCTCTTATCCTTGGTTTTAGTATTGTTGGAGGAGTTTATAAGCTTGGGCATGATAATGGTTATGCGCAGTCCCAGGCAGAAGTCGCCGCCCAGGTTGCCAAAGCCAACGAACAAGCCAGAGCCACAGAGCAAAAGCTAAATGACCAAGTTGCCGATCTTTCAACCAAACTCAAACAGGTGCAAAATGATGCTCAAAAACAAATTGCTAGGCGTGATGCTGACATTCTTGCTAATAAGTTGCAGCTCTATGTCCACACCAAAACCCCAGTATGTCCCTCCAAAGATGCCGCCCCTACCAGCGGATCTGACACCACAACAGCCCAACTTGACCCAGCGTTTGCTCAATCTCTTGTCGCCGTCACCGACGACGGGGACCTCGCAATCAGGAAGCTCAACGCCTGTATCGCCACCTACAACCAAGTAAAGGAAATGATCAATGGAAGCGCAACAACTCGCTGATGCAGCAAAATTAGACTTAGGCCACGCCGAGGCGTTGATTGGTCCTATGAATATGGCAATTGAAAAAGCCGATCTATTTACGCCTTCAAGACTAGCCGCATTTATTGCGCAGTGTGGTCATGAATCCGCAGGGTTTCGCTTCATGGAAGAAAACCTTAACTATAAGGCGGAGAGTCTTTGCCGTACATGGCCTAGTCATTTCAACGCTGAGAACGCCGCTGAGTATGCACATCAGCCAGAGAAGATTGCCAATAGAGCGTATGCTAATCGAATGAAAAACGGGGATGAAGATTCTGGGGATGGATGGAATTACCGTGGGCGTGGATGGCTACAAACTACTGGACGTACTGGATATGAGCAGTTGTCAGACGCTACTCAGATTGATTTTATCTCTAACCCAGATGCCGTTGCCACTCCTGAAGGAGCAGCCATATCCGCCGCAGTATTTTGGGAAAAGCACCGCCTAAACAATCATGTTGATAATAATGACTTTGTGGGGCTGACAAAAGCCATAAATGGTGGGACAATCGGCCTAGAGGACCGCATGGCGCGGTATGAACACGCAATGTCTGTCTTGGCTTAAGGAATTAATGTGCCACTAATCAAGTTACAGTTTAGACCAGGAGTCAATAGAGAGGCTACAACCCTTGCTAATGAGGGTGGCTGGTACGACAGTAACAATATTAGGTTCCGTTCAGGATATCCAGAAAAGATAGGTGGGTGGATAACGGACACAGGCACAGAAACTACTACGCAGCAAGCCACATATCCAGCGGCTAATAATGGCCTCCCTACCGCTACGCCTCCAACCACAACGGGTTATAACCCCGCATCGTTCTGGGGAATCTGCCGCAGTTTATGGGCATGGCTTAACTTAGCTAATTACAACCTGCTTGGACTTGGCACTAATCTTAAATACTATATTCAAAACGGTGTTGGTGGATCTTTTTATGACGTTACGCCAATTAGACTTACAACTAGTGCAGGGGCAGTTACCTTTTCTGCAACAAACGGGTCTAATATTATTACAGTTACAAACTCAGCTAATGGTGCGCAAGCTAATGACTTTGTGACTTTTAGTGGCGCAGTATCTTTAGGAGGCAATATTACTGCCGCCGTACTTAATAGAGAATACCAGATTATTACAATTACAGGCGCTACAACTTATACCATTCAGACTACAGTCAATGCAAACTCCAGTGATACAGGAACAGGCGGTAGCGCAACTGTAGGGAACTACCAATTAAATACGGGTGGTTCGACTTATACCCAAGCTTTGGGTTGGAGTGCTGGTGGATGGGGTGGCACAACTCCTGGGTCTGCTACTACTACTGGGTGGGGTCAAGCGGCTTCTGTGGGTGTAGGAATTCAATTACGTCTTTGGTCAAATGCCAATTATGGGCAAGATTTAATCATAGCGCCGGGCGGCGCTCCTATGTATTATTGGGCTAATAATAGTAATCCAACTATATTTGATAGGGCGCAGCTTTTAGCAGCAAGTACCGCAGTAACTACATCATCTGGAACTTTCACACCTGATGCTACTTGCCCATCTATTGTCAACTACATGTTGGTATCTGATTCGTCTTTCTTTGTAATTGCATTTGGTTGCAATGATCCATCAGGTACAGTTACTTCTTTTGTAAGCCAAGCTGATCCACTTTTGGTGCGTTGGTCAGACCAACAAGCCATTCAAACATGGCTTCCCACAACTACAAACCAAGCAGGTAGTTATAGATTATCTCAAGGCTCACAGATTGTTTCTGCAGCCCCTGCCCAGCAAGGTATTTTGATTTGGACAGATACCACGGTATATATCATGCAGTATCTTGGAGCTCCCTACGTATGGGGTTTCCAACCGATGGCAAGTAATGCGTCAATCATTGGGCCAAACGCGTCTATCAACGTCAATAATACAGTTTATTGGATGGGCGGCAACAAGTTCTATTTCTATAACGGCACGGTACAAACCCTACCTTGCGAAATACGTCAATACATTTTTGACAATATTAATCTTACCCAAGGTTTCCAAGTCTATGCGGGATCTAATGAAGCATTTAATGAAGTATGGTGGTTCTATCCATCCGTAACTGGGCGTAACGCAGATGGCTCATTAGGAACTGGAACCCCATCTAACCCCAATACATTGTGCGATTCTTATGTAATCTATAACTACCTAGACCAGACCTGGGCTTATGGCGCTATGCAAAGAACATCATGGCTGTATTCACCCTTGCGTACTACACCAGTAGCCACAAATTACAACGGACAATTAATCTATCAAGAAAATGGTGTAAATGATGGCACAACTAACCCGGCTTCTGGTATTAATTCTTACGTCCAAAGCTCTGATTTCGACGTTACTAACGGTGATCATTTTGGGTTTGTGTATCGTCTTGTACCTGATATAAACTTTACTGGCTCTTATAATCCTAATCCAACCGCAAACGTAACTATTTTGCCAAGGCAAAATCCTGGTGCAAGCTACGGCGCGTCAAACAATCCAGGGGTTGTGAGTCAGCAAGACTATACTAATGAGCGCGAATATATTATTCAGACCTTTACCCAACAAGTTTATGTTCGTGCGAGAGGACGGCAGATGGCATTTAAGATTGGCTCAACGGGTACAGGCGTACAGTGGCAGAGCGGTACACAGCGTCTAGACATTAGACCAGACGGGAGAAGATAATGGCAACAAGTACCACTACAAACATTATTGTCCCTGCGGTTCCGCAAATCAATGTACCACCTACGGCATATGATCAAAGCTACCAAAGCCAACTTAATAACGTACTAAGGCTGTATTTTCAGCAACTAACCAATGCACTAGGGGGTCTTGTGGGCGTAGGACTAAATCCATCAAATCCAAGTTATGTTATTACCAATAACGAGTCTATTTATGCGTTGCCTTCTTATATGGAGGTTGCTCGTGGTTTAGTTACTGGCGCATCTGTAGTTAATATTTATGGGTATCAAAGCGCATTACCAAACTCTAGTGGCGCAACTTACTATCCTGTTTGGGAAAACACAACAACTTACACATATCCTGGATCAGCAACAACAATGCTGCTTTACAGTTCATCCGCTTCAGATACAAACGTGTCAATACTAATCAATGGTTTAGATGCTAGTTATAACCCTATAAGTGAAACCAAAGTTTTAACAAATGGTACTACTGGAGTGACAACTGCAAATAGTTATTTAAGAATTAATGGAATACAAGTCACAGGAAGTGTAAATGCTGTTGGCACTATTAACTTAGGAAATGCAGGAAAGACAGTTCAGTATGCAGAAATTACTGCAGGTAACGGTAAAAGTCAAGCCATGATTTACACGGTTCCAAACGGCTACACTTTTTATTTAACCCGATCAAATGCCTATTCAAATCAAAATGGAAACACAATTAATAATTATTGTGCGTATCGGGTATGGACACAGAATACAAACGGAATAATTAACATTTTACTCCAAGCGCCATTTACAAATTCATATCAAACACTTAGGGTAGCGCCGCGTGCGTATGCCCAAAAAACAGATATTCAATGGCAAGCTGCTGGTGGACCGTCTTCTGGAACATCCGCAGTAGGTATTGGTGTTGAAGGAATTTTAATAGCTAACACAGCGAGTTAATATGGACATAAAAGAAATTGAAGCTAATCCCAAGTATAGACGCGTAGAACCTGAATTCGTTGAATTCATAGAAGTTGACGACATTTGGGCCAGGGTCTATACAGTTGCAAAAGCAGAGACTATAATATCCCAACATGTCCACACGCATGATCATATTACTTTAGTATGTACTGGAACAGTTGAAGCGTGGCAAGATGGCGAAAGCCTTGGACAATTTGAAGCTCCTGGGATCATTAGGATACCCAAGGGTAAAAAACACGCCTTTAAAGCTCTGACGGATAACGTCTCACTTTGTTGTTTACATAATCTTCGTGGCACAGGACTAGAGTCGCCAGAGATAGTGGAGGGTGTCTAATATGGAATTTCTTTACAAATATTCGCTAACTAAATTTTTGATGCCTATAAGATTAAATCTTATAGCTGATTTCTTTTTAGCAGATGCCGCTACTTCTGCTGGAGCCGCAGATGTTCTCGGTTCTATGGGGGCTGCAGATGCTTTTGGTGGCGCTGCTGCTGCTGCTACTGATCTTGGCACGGGTATAGTTGGAGACGCACTTGCGGGCAATGCTGGGTCTGGATTGGCTTCTGATGTTTTAGCAAATGGACTTCCTAATGTTGGCGCAACTGGGCCTATGGCTCAGGGTATTACTTCTGGCGGTATTGGAGCTGGTGCTGGGGTTAACGCTGAGGCAGTTCAAAATGCGGCTATGCAAATACCTAATTCTGGAATAGCTTCGGCAGCCAATGCAGCTCCTCAAACGATGACAACAGATCAGTTGTTAGGTAATAATTTTGCGCAAGAAGCCCCAACAGTAAATACTAGTGCAGAAGTAGGCGCTGGGTCTGCACAGCCGACAGCGGAAGAATTAGCCAGAGCAGCAAATTCTACAGGCGCACAAGCATCTGATTTGGCTTTAACACAAGCCGCAAATAATCCAATAACGCCCCCATCAATTTTTGATCAGTTATCAAATAATCCTATTGCTCAAGGGTTTAAAACTGGAATTCAAGCTTTTCAAAATTACGCTAAAGAAAACCCAATTACTACAGCAGTTGGTGCATATACACTTGGCAGCAAGCTTGGCCTTAATAGACCTAATAGCACAGGTATAGCGCCACAACAGCCTGGTATTGCTGGTAGTTATGTACTTAATCCAGCTACTTTCCAAGGCTTTCATCCTAACCCACAAAACTATACTGCACAACAGACCATGTTTAGTAACTTGCCTGTTAGATCCGCAGCTATGGGCGGGATTATGCAAGCCGCACCAAACTATCCAATGGCGCATAACATGAATGCGCAGTACACAAATCCTAATCCTCAAATGCCTGTGCCTAGCGATGTGACTGGGATGAGTGGGGTTCAAAGCTATAAAAAAGGCGACCTTACTACAGCTGATGAAGAAAATCTTTTTAATACTTATTCAAGCATGATATCTGGAACTCCTTCAAGTTCTTCATATACACCGCCTTTTAGAGATTCGAGTTTACCGCTTAGTGATTCTGCAACACAAGGCATGTCCCCACAAGAAGCAGCTTTGTATAGAATGAAAACAATAAATTCAAGAGCTGGTATGCAGGGACCTCAACTCAACGTACCTACAGGAGGAATTGGACAAATTAATCTGACTCCACTTATGTTAGCTAGACAAAAAGCCGCAGACCAACAAGCTATACAAGCCGCACAGGGTGGTGATGGAAGCGATGTGCAATCAAGCGCACACGGCGGAATTATGCAAGCACATGGACACTTAGGAAACTATGCTCATGGTGGAAACCCTAGGCTATTAAAAGGGCCTGGAGATGGGATGTCAGATAACATACCTGCAACCATAGATGGCAAACAACCCGCAAGACTTGCAACAGGTGAATTCGTTGTACCCGCTGATGTAGTATCACATATGGGTAACGGAGATACCGACGCAGGAGCAAAGAAATTGCACGATTGGATGGCAACTGTGCGCAAAGCGCGTACGGGAAACCCCAAACAAGGAAAAGAGATCAACGCCGATAAGTATCTTCCAAAATGAATCTAAATGTAAAGCAAATACACGTAGGCTTTGTTGCACAGTATTGGCCTCGTGTAGAAAAGTTCATTGCAGCTGCTAATGAACATGCGCAAGATGATTACACATTAGATCAGATTAAAGTATATTTATCGACAGGGTCTTGGATTTTATTGGTCGCTGTAGATGATAACGATGAAATTCATGGCGCAGCAACAGTTGTATTTACTAACTATCCTAACGATAGAGTAGCGTTTATAACCTGTATAGGGGGTAGATTGGTGACTAACCAAGATACTTTTAAGCAGATGTCAGACATCTTTAAAGGATATGGCGCTACAAAAATACAAGGTGCAGCCAGAGAAGCAATTGCTAGACTATGGAGACGGTACGGATTTAAAGAACGCCACATAATTGTAGAGGTAAAGATATGAGATTTAACAATAGTAGTATGGCTCTTCTGGATATTCCAGATTTACCTGAACGCGCTTTTATTCGTAAAGCGGTTGGCGGCATTATTCCTCAAGGCGGTGGTGGGGGCGGTAGCCCTGCCCCTGCTCCTCAATCCACTACAAATACTACAAATACATCTAACATACCGACCTATGCTCAGCCTTATGTAGAGAATATGTTGGCGGCTACTCAGGCTCAGTTGTTTCAGACAACTCCTGGTGGCACAGATGCACAAGGTAACCCAATACAAAACATTACGGGGTTTGCTCCATATCAAGCTTATGGTTCAGTAAATCCTGATGGAACTACAGCTTCACCAACACAAGCTGCTCAAGCAGCCGTAGCGAGTTTTCAGCCTATGCAAACACAGGCTCAGCAAGGGATTGCTGGGTTACAAAATCCACACACATATAACCAAGCATTGGGTGTAACTGGGCAAGGTATTGGTCAAGCTGGTATGTATGGGCAACTAGGCGCTCAAGCAGGTTTGGGTTATGGGCAACAAGCTACTGATCCAAATGCAGTTGCAGCTTACATGAATCCGTATATAGAGAATACGTTGACTCCGTCCATGCAGTTGCTTAATCAGCAATACGGCATACAACAAGCTGCTAACCAAGGAAGACAAACACAAGCAGGCGCATTTGGCGGTAGCCGTGGTAGTCTAGAAAATTCTTTGAATCAACAAAATCAAATGTTGGCTCAGAACCAATTAGTTGGTAATGCTTTTAATCAGGCATATAACACAGCCAATCAAAATATGCAAGCTGCGGCTGGTCTTGGTATGCAAGGCGCCCAAGCTGGTTTAGCTGGGAATGCTCAACAAATGGCTGCGGCAAGTCAACTTGCTAATCTTGGTCAGCAACAACAAACTAATCAAGAAAATATTTACGGATTGCAAAATCAATACGGCGCACAGCAGCAAGCCTATAACCAAAGCGTTATCAATCAGGCGATGCAAAATTATGCAAATGCTCAGCAGTATCCAATTATGGAGCTGGGCACAATGTCAAATATGTTGCGTGGTCTGCCTATGCAAGCTACGACTACCAATCAATTCCAAGCTACACCTAGTCCTTTATCTCAAATAATTGGTGCGGCAGGCGTAGGTTCTACGCTTAGTGCTTTGACTAAAGGCAGTAAAAAAGGCGGCCTCCAAAAAGATACAACTGGTATCAATTCATATGATGTTGG